TATGAATAATTTCTAATGAACATTTACCAACAATCAAAATACTACCTGTACGGAAAATCATAAACGATACTGTATTTTTTGGTACTGGAGTACTAACAATTTCGCCTTCTTCTGTATAATAAATTTTACATTGAATTCCTGGATAAGAGCATGGATCATACACTGCAGAAATTCCCTTTTCATACCGTAATTTATTGTATAAACTATCACGATTAATGAAATAACCACAATTGAAATTTGAATTAATCAGAACAACCTCTTCATTTTCTTTGTTATAACACAATTCAGGATAATAAACTTGTAATTGGTTCATTAATATTTGTATGATATATGGTAAATGTGCTCTATTTTGTATACCTGGAATTTCTATTTTACCAGTATTGAATATTTTAATATGAAATTCTTTAAATTGTTCATTGATTAATACACGCAAAATAAGTACGAAACAGTTGTAAAATGCCCCTTTCTGTTTAAGTCGATAGGATATAATATCTTTTTTAGAAATACCAATTGTAATTTTGCTGACATTCTTGTATTTAATATTACCACGTTCATTTTCAATATGTTTGATTGTAGTTCGATAACCATAACGTGGTGAGGATGAAATATTAGTATCAATATTATGTAATTCACTTGGTGTATTACTATTTAATTTTATCTGTTTTTTGATAATTCCTTCGCGTTGTTCGTGATATGGTATAACAGTTAGTTTCCAAAATAAATCAATTAAAGGAATGGGCTGATTTAAATAGGAAATAATTGTATTGGTTGAAATATAGAGTGCAGTAGATTCGGGGGCAACAGATGAATTTAGATCAACAATTGGGTGATCTAAATGCGCGGGCATATCATTCAAAAAGTCATTCCATTCATCGTCGAGATCCATTTTTAGCTATCTAGTATTAGTTCTTTAAGTTCAATTCTTTAATGCAATTAATTCGTGATAGGCTTCTTTGTAACATTTTAAAAACCGTTTTTTATCTGTTATTATACCTTCTCTATAGGATACATTTATAGATATTTTTTCATCATACGATATCATAGAAAAGGATACTTCATTATTTTGTGTAGATGTTGTATATTGAATATTATCTAGGTTACAATTTTTCAACTTATTTGATGGTCCAATCATGTTCGAAAATGTTAAATTTATATTTTTAAAAATTGTATTGCATACTTGCGAATGATAACTCATAGGTAAATATTGTAATATATAGTGCAGTACTATATTAGATATGTAAATAAAAGGAGAAAATTTATATATATTAAAAAGTTCATTAATGTATGTTAAAAGTTGTACATCGGTTTTACATGGATTTAATTTACTAATTACAAAAAAAATATTATTATTATCATTGTTATTTATATAAATAGGTGAAAATGTTATAATATCTTTATTTTCTGTATATTTATACCATGTTTTAATCATTAATGCATACAAAAATGAATTTATAGTTATATTATATTTAGATGTAATTTTTTTAATTTTTTTAATTTTAATTTTACCACAAGATATAATATTCATTTTATTATTTGAATAATTTGTAATAGTTGGTTTTGTATATAAACTATATAGAGTATTAATATATAAAATAATTAATAAAATTGTACCTATTATATAGTAATAAACAATATTAAATATGGTTTGATTTGTACGTTTGAATATAGGTTTTATATAAGATTTTTCTGAAAATGGTGTAAGTAATATATCTGCTAATTTATATCCATCACAATAAGAATGATCTATTTTTACATATATACGACTTTTATTATGTTCTATATCATTTAATATTGTAAAATGCCATTTATTTTTATGTAAAAATGGTTCATTCAATATATTTTTGGTATTAGTATCAAAATTTGTTACTTTTTCATTTTTTATTGTATAATGATTTGTTATATTAAATTGATTATTATTTATCCAATAATATCCATTCTTTTGTTTTTCAATTGTCTGTTTTAAATTTGGACTATAATGTAGTATTAATTGTAACAAATCTATAAATTTAGTTTCATCAAATACTTCATCAAAATCAAATATACTTAATATAATATTACATGATTTTTCACCAAAAAATTTTGTAATCAAATTATTTATTTTGATCATTTACTTTTGGTTTTTTTAATTAATTTCTTTTTTTTACGTATTTTTTTAGGTATAGCGGTTCCCATAATATTATCCCACAATGAAAATATAGATCCGTAATTTCCTCCTCCAATTCTGTGATGTCTTTCATGATATTTTGAAGAAATAAAATAAGGAATAGGAAATTTATATGATGTATTTGTGTGTACATAAAACTGGTGTAAAACTAAAATAGATCTTACTATTATTGTTTCACTAATATTTAAAGTTATAATTAATGTAGGAATTAAATATATTATAAAAAATATAATAATTGTTTCTATAATAGTATTATTAATTGTATCCAGTGGTACCAAATTATCTAGTTCATGATGTAATTCATGTATATATTTTTTTATAGAAGGGTCTAATCTATGTATACATATATGATACCAATAAAACAAAAAATCTGCAATTAAAAAAAACATTACAATATTACTTAAATTAATTGTATAAGAATATTCTATTTTAACATAGGGTATTGTAATTAAATTTAATACATAAAAACATGTATATGTTATAAAAATATAGAAATAATATGAAAAATCACATTTATTTTCGTTTTTGTGATACATATTTATTTTTACTAATATACAAAATACCACTATATAAATAATAAAGTGTAATATAAAATTCATATAATTTGTGAATTTTATAACATAAATCCTATTACGAATTGAAAATATAATGAATTACATAATCAATATTTATATCTGATATATGAATTGCTAATTCAATTTCGTTCAATTTATTCAAATCATACGTATCTATATTGTGTGTAATTATATAATATAGATATTCCTTGATAATGTGTTTTTTATCCATATTGTATTCGCGGCTAATTTCATTTATTTTTATCATAGGTTCGTGGGATTGATGTAAATCTTTCCATATATCTGAATGTATAATTTTGAAATGTTGATTATCTTGATTCGTCTGCATATAATTAATCATACTACGAATATCAGATCCAAATAATTCTTGTATATAATTTAATTGTAAATCGGTTAACATTAATTTTTCATTTTCTGAAACATGTTTCAAAAACATTAAAATGTCTTGTTTGGGTAAATGGTTAAACTTTATTTTCAAAAATAAAGATTGGAGTGATTCATCTATTTTGCTAATATAATTACAAATTAGAAAAAACCGTGTATTTTCATAAGTATCATTCATTAAATAAATAAGAGCTTGTTGTGCATTTTTTGTCATGGAATCTACTTCGTCTAGAATTACAATTTTCAATCCATTATTAAAAAATGTTTTAGAATTTACAAAAGAATGAATTTGATTTCGTATAATATCGATACCACGATCATCCGATGCATTCAAATGTATGGTCAACCCTTTATTCATTTCTTGTTTTTTTTCTTGATACATGTTAATTAAATTAATAATGGTAGTTGTTTTACCAGTACCTGGCGGTCCAAAAAACAACATATTTGGAATATATTCTTGTTCAATCATACTTTTAAAAAGCAATTCATTATATGGATTCAATACAATATTGGAGAATTTAGTCGGTCTATATTTTTCTGCCCATGGTATTTCCATATAATTGGATGAGTGGGATGTATTTATATTATAATTTGTTAATTTATCGTGCATTCATCATTCCTGCATTACCTGATAAAAATGTAAGTATATTGTACCGTTCTTCTAATACATATACATTGTAATTGTACATATATACCTTATAGGCTGCTTTGTTTACACCAATTTGTTGATTTAATTCTGGATCACAAATGGTCAAATAAGTAGAATCAGGATCAAGTGGGGGAGTTATGGTTGTAAAATCGAATTCTATTTTTGAAAATTTACTTAAATTTATAGCGCCGGATGGTTGTAAAATAAAAGGTGACGTTTTTAATGCAAAATTATATGTATATAATCCATCTAATCCTGCAGATCCATATCCTTCACTAACTAAATATTGCTGATCTTGAAGATATATACTTGCATTTCGAGTTTCTTCGCGAACGGTTCCATCAAATGTAATACCAAATTGTAATAGAATATTTTTCTGATTTTCTGCATGTAAATCTCCAGTTCCATACAGTAAAGTTGGACGACCATCTAATGGACTACTGCCATATCCATTAATTGTATATAGGCCGCGTTTCATAGTTTGAGGTAACAATGTTATTGGTTTTGGTAAATAATCGTATTCCCAATTTGTATAATTACTCCATTCATTACGCAAATTTACATCGGACCTTTGAAATAAAAACATCCAATTCAATACCAATCCTGTTGAATTTTGTAACCATACTTTATCAGCAATTGCAACATTTGAAAAAAGAGTTTGGTGATATTCTTTTACCAAATATTTTTGAGGTTGTAGAGCAAACAGTTTTGCCTCTTCTTCTGATAAAAAACAATATTGACATGATAAATGTGTATTTTCATTCCAGTTATTATTTAATGAAGTATATGTTAATTCTACATTAGGAGGAGGTTGAATAAATCTATAAAATTGGTGTTCTAAAATAGTCATATTGGGAGCTATTACTGGATAAAAATTAGCAGAATCGAGTACATTTTTGATTTGAAATAATTCTCGCAACGGACGTATGGTAATTTCAATTTGTAAAATATTGTACTGAAGAGCAACTAGTGGGAATGCCTGTTGTGATGTAAAACCCCACCAAACAGGTAATGGTACTCTCAATTGTCTTCCACGAATGGATGGTTCTGGTATAATTCCTGCATTATAAGCAACATTTGGATAACGATTATTTCTACCAAGTGCATTCGCTGGATCGTATAATTCTGGTATATTTCCAACCATATTATCCCATTTCTTTTTCTGAGTTGCAGATAAATCACGATTTGCTAATAATACTATATCTGTACCTGTCATTTGTTGAATTAAATTTCCGCCAATTGTAAATTTGATGGATTTGATCATCATTGCCCCTAAATTTTTAATCCATTTGAATTCATATGGAACCCATTGATTGGACGTTTGATTTGCATAAATAGGACTATAAATATCTGGAAGTTGCATAACAAAATAGGTATCCATTAACAATTCCGAATATCGTTTTACTTTAAATGTATAATTCGTTTCTGTTGTTGGAGCAAGTTGTCGTAATCCTTCATAATCTAGCCTAAAATTCTGCATACCAAAATTAGTGATTCGTTTATAGGTACTTGACCAATATGTTTTTTGTGGATTTCCATTTAAAATGATATTTTGATTTCCTACGGCAACTAAATTTAATAATCCACCTACCATATACTTAATACGTAATATAATTTGTATTTAATATATTGTTTGGTTTAAATTTTAAAATGTCTATAGTATTTGTTGTTGTTTTGAATAATTCCTTTCCGTAGATGTCTTGTAATAATAACCATTCAAATAATCCACCTATATATACGTAAACCGAACCACCTAATTTTGTAATTTGTGTATATTTCAAGTAAATCGTTTCATCATTACTATGTTTACCGTAAATTATAATATTATTTTTTTGTTTGATTGCTTTTTCAACTTCTACAATTTCATTACAAATAGGTACAGTTTTATAAATTAAAATAGTTTGTTCGCTTTCAGGTAAAGTATTAATAATTAAGATACGTTCATTGGTTTGTGCATATTGTATATCTTGAAAACTTACTTTTTTAGTATTCTGGTTTCCCATAGTTATTGATAGAATATACTATTTAATTACAATTGAAACAAATATTTTATAGATAATATCATGGATCTTTTTCAAATTCCGCCAATTATGGTTGAATCCACCAATATTCAAAATGTCTACAATTCATTAAACTATATATTTCAGCAAGATTATATAGACCATTATATATATCAATCTAATACTAGCGCACGAGTTTATTTTAAACCAGTAAAATCAACTAAACAAATACAAAAAATAGTAAGATCATTATCGTCGAATCGTCCAATTGTTTTTAAATATAATGGTGCACGATTTTTCGTATATTCTATTTAAAATTGAAATATATTAAACAAAGTTTAGAAAGTATTTAAATGTCTCGCCTAATTCAACTTCCGCCCGTCATTGTTCGTTCTACGGATATCAATAATGTGCGCGATGCACTGAAAGATTTGTTTGGAGTAGAATGTGTGAAAGAGTGTAGTTTTGAAGAACAAAATATTGCATATGTAAAGTTTTTACAAATGGAATCAAATGTCTGTATGGAGTTCTTCAATAAATTGTCGGGGTCGGTTGCGTTTACTTATAATGGAACAAGGTATGTCGTAGATTCGCAATATATTAATGTTTAAAATTTATAATCTTTTTTTATAGTATGGAAGTAGTTAATAAATATTATAATATGTTTGATCCAAAACGTTCAATACGTATACGCGAACGTGTAAACGAAGAAAATTTAGATGAATTTGAAGAATTTTTGATACAAAACATAGAAATTGATGAAAATATTGTGTGTGATTACGGTATTTTAACTCTTTATATTAAGGATTTTGCAAAAAGACAAAGAAAACAAAGAAATATTGTTGGTATGTCTAGTATATATAGCGATAAAAGTGATACAAATTTACAACCATTTTTAACACAAGAAAGTGGTTCATCGCCAAATGTGATATTAGCCAAAATTATTTTAAATGTTATAGATCGACGAACACAATTACAATTTTCAGGCGGCAGAAAATCTCGTCGTAAATCTAAAAAAAGTAGAAAATCGAGGAAATCTAGACGTTAAATTTCCGACATAATTTTTTCTATTATTGTAATCGTATCTGAAATTGCCTTTATTTTTTCTTCTTCCAATTCCATAACATTTCCAAATGTAATCATTTTAGGTGGGTTTAAACTCGTATCAAAAATCTGTTGTTTTTTATCTACATATTGTACATAATAAGCATAATCAGGTACTTTAACTCCTATTTCAAACATAGGTATGTGACGATAAGCAACTACATACAATTTATTCTTTCCTTCTTTTGTAATAACAGTATACGCCATTTTATCCAGTATTACTTTATTTATTTTTTAATCAATTTTTTAAAAAGATTGAAGTTGGTACATAATAGTTTGGGCTACCTTTTTTGCATTTATAAAAAGACGCGGTTCTATATCTAAATTTAAATCGTTAAGAACACGTGGAATCCCAATACGATCTTCTTTCTTAATAGAGTCATCAAATAATATCCAATCACCGTTATTTTTTATGTGATAAATAACTGCACATGGTAGAATATCGTCCACTTTAGTTAAACAACGAACAAGTATTCCATTAACGGTTGAAACGGTTACATCATAACTTGTTGTACATTCAAATATATGACCAACTTCCCATGTATTACATATGGAAATTGACATGATAATTGTTTAGAAAAGAATTCTAAATCATTTTCAATTTAAAATAATATTTATTATTAGTATGGATAAAGCCTATGCAGATCATTATGATATAACTCATCCACCTGCATATAAAATTGCATGCGATGATACTAGACAACGGTTTGAAGAGTATCAGAAAGAAAGAGAAGAAAAAATAAAACAATATAAATTAACATGTATTATGTTACAAAAAGAAAAAGTAAAACCCACAACCCCTTTACCCTCTTTACCCCCTTTACCCTCTTACCTTACAGATTCTTCATAATTCCTCGCGCCCGTTCTGCATAAAACACCAAAAGCGCTTGAACCTGTTTTGTTTCTTCTTCTGTTGCTCCCTGGTAGTTCGCCCACTTGTTGAG